ACCAACTCATTAATCGAAACCATTTCTTCTGAACCAATATTCACAGGTCCTATGAAATCAGAGTCCATTAATCTTCTTGTCGCTTCAATACATTCGTCAATATACAAAAAGGATCTAGTCTGTTTCCCATCTCCCCACACTTCAATTGAATCGGCGAGACCTGCGTTTGCGACTTTACGACAGATTGCTGCTGGTGCTTTTTCTCTTCCTCCTTTCCACGTTCCTTCTGGACCGAATATGTTATGGTAGCGAGCAACACGAACAGGTATATTATAGTTACGATTATAAGCGAAATATAATCTTTCCGAGAAGAGTTTTTCCCATCCATATTCGGAGTCAGGGTCAGCAGGGTAAGCGGATTCTTCACGACAGTCAGGATTATCAGGGTCTAATTGATTATGCTCTGGGTACATACAGGCAGAACCAGAGTAAAATATCTTTGTTTTATTTACATCATAACTCTCATTAAACTTGCGTTGCTCTTCAAGTACATTCAAATTAATTGATACGGAGTTATGCATTATATCTGCATCATTTTCCCCTGTGAATACAAAACCTGCACCACCCATATCAGCAGCAAACTGATATATCTCATCAAATGGTTCAATCATCTTGTATGGTATTTCATTATAGAAATTGCCAAGTTGTCCTTTATATTGTAATACACGACGGACAAAATCTACATTACGTAAGTCTCCGAGTATAAATTCATTTGCCTCTGTTGCAGAATACTCTGGTGTTTTAAGATCAACACCTCTCACCCAATATCCATCTTTACGTAATCTCTTGACCATATGACTTCCAATGAAGCCACCTGCACCTAACACTAGTGCAGTTTTTTTATACTCACTCATAACTTAATAAATGTTATAGTATATATTATACATTACTCACAAAGAGATTGCAACCCTTCGTGTAAATCAATTGATGGTGTAAAACCTAAAGATTTTAATTTACCTACATTCAAAGAAAAATTTTTTGGTATTGTTAGTTGATTAAATCTAGGTGTAGGTATTGGAATAAACTTACTTTTACTATCAAGTTTATCTCTAACAATTTCTAATATTTTTCTAAAAGGTAGTGACTCTCCACTAGCAATGTTATAAATTGTATTTACATCACCCTCGTCTATTACAATTTTTAATGCACGACAAATATCAATGATGTGCATGTAATCTCTCAGATCATCTCCGTTATTATATAATGTAATGTCCTTATCCTCTCTCATCAATTGACTTAAGAATCCTAGAACATTTTTCTTAGGTGATATAGTTTTATCATGACCATATACATTAGCAATTCTCATGATACGATAATTAACATTATTGACCTCACAAAAAGAAATCACAAGTTGTTCTGCTGCTCTTTTTGTAATAGAATAAAATCCTTTTGGGTTACAAACATCGGTTTCTCTTGCATCAAAAATATCTAAACCATAAACAAATCCAGTGCTAACATAATTAAATGTTAACTTATTATTTTTACAATGCTCAAGTGTTTCTAAAAGAACTCGTAGATTTACATCCACATCAATGGTAAGATCAGTGAGCATATTATGATTTGTTGTAGTGCTAATCAAATATAATACTTCATCCGACTCAGGTTTTCTTTGTTCCCTTGGTATTCTTATTACATCATCCAAAAATAAATTACTAAAAGTTCCTCCAATAAAACCAGTTGATCCATATACAGAAATCTTATTCATATTTTTCACACTCCTTAAATGATAATCCTCTTTTATCTTTCTGTGATAAAATTGGTTCTGGATATCCCCAGTATTCATAGAAAGGCCACTTAATACCTAAATCATTATCATCCCATTTTAATGTTCTATCATATAGTGGATTATAATAATCAGTCACTTTATATTGAAATTCTGCCTCTGTAGATATAGTATAGAATCCGTGTGCTAAACCTGGTGGAACCCACAACATTAAATCAGGTCTATTCAATTTTATTGTAAAATTCTTTCTATATGTTGGAGAGTTCACTCTTAAGTCTACAATCACATCAAAGATTTCACCCTGAGTACATCTAACCAACTTACCCTGTGGATGATTAATTTGATAGTGTAGACCTCTTAATACACCTTCTGTTGAAAGTGAATGATTATCCTGAACAAAATTAAAATCACCAACCTCTTTCCGAAATTGTTTATGATTAAAAGATTCCATAAAGAAACCCCTATCATCACCAAACTTTTCTACCTGTATGACGTATGCACCGTCAATACTAGTCTCTGTTTTTTTCATACCAAGCGATTGTTTTTTTCAGTCCATCTTCAATACTGAATTCTGGTTGAAAAGAAATAGTTTCATATATCTTAGCATTATCTATAGCATAACGCAAGTCATGTCCTGGTCTATCATCTACAAACTCAATTAAGTCCTCACTCGCATTCATTAACTTAATTATTAGTTTGACTATATCTAAATTTTTTATTTCACATTCACCACCAATATTATATTTTTCTCCCACCTCACCGGCAAAATGAACTCCTAATATACCAGCACAGTGATCTTCAACATATATCCAATCTCTTATATTTTCACCCTTACCATATATTGGTATCTTCTTCCCATCTAATATATTGTTAATTGTCTTTGGTATAAGTTTTTCTTGATGTTGTCTTGGACCGTAATTGTTAGAACAGTTCGTTATCATCACAGGTAAACCATATGTATTATGATACGACATCACAAAGTGATCACTTGCCGCCTTTGATGCTGAGTATGGATTTTGTGGATCATAAGGTGATTTTTCTGTAAATGGTGAATCATTAAAACTTAAAGCACCATAAACCTCATCAGTTGATATGTGATGAAACATTTCAACATTATATTTAACTGATAGTTGTAATAAATTTATTGTTCCGATAATATTAGTATCAACAAAAGGTGCTACATCATTAATTGAATTATCTACATGTGTTTCTGCTGCAAAATTAAATATTTTTTTCGGTTTATATTGTTTGAACAATTCCTCCAATCTACTCTCATAAGCAAGATCAACACCTTTTACTGGATAATTTAGTGGAGAAAGATTATTCATGTCTCCGGCATAGGTAAGTTTATCTAATATAACAACATCATTCCATATGTCAGAAATATAATGTGCAAAGTTGCTACCTATAAACCCTGCTCCACCAGTTACAAAAATTGTCATTATTTTTTATATTTTTTTAGTAATTCTGGAGAGTATTGAGACACGATATTTGCATCTATCTTTTCATCTTTCTTTATTTTTTCAAGTTGATAAACTCTATTTCTGATCTCTGTTGAGGAATAAGTATGCCTTCTCAAATGATAATGTATTTCAATACCATGATCAATACAATATTGTTTTCCAGTTACATCCACATCCTTATACTCTTCACTTAAAAACCTAATGTGAAATGTTTGTGTCTTAATTAAATTAAGTAAATCTAATTCTGTTTCATATACAAGAATTTCATCAACATATTTACAACTCTGCACCTGTACATATCTTTCATAGATTGACTGGGTAGGTTTATTTTTAATGCCTGGTCTATCTATAGTAGGATCTACTTGAATTGCAACCTTCAAATAATCACATAATTCCCTTTCCATTTTTAGCATAGTTACATGACCTGCATGAAACAAATCAAAAGAACTACATTGAAATCCTATTTTCATTTATCTATGGTAATAATTTATTATACAAAACTAAAGATGAATTGTCAACACCTATTATAATCATCAGAAAGTCTGACAATATCTGATTCATCACATACACCTCTTTGGACTTCAATGAATACTAATCCATCATCTCCTGCAGTTGCCCTGTGTATATTTTTTACTGGAATGTGAAATCTATCACCAACAGCACAGGGTTTGATTACTCCAATTGTCAATTGGGGAGCAGTAGATATAAAACCAGAACCCTCAATAATAACCCAATCCTCAGTACGATGATTGTGATATTGCATTGATAGTTGAGTATTTGGTTTAAGATATATTTTTTTTACTTTATATCCTTTACCCTCATCAAGAGTAATATACCAACCCCAAGGTTTAAATTCAAACTTTCTCATTACAAATAAATGATTATTACTTTTTAGGTGCTACACCACCAACCCATGCTTCATTTTCAGGAGTACTAGGATCATCTGCAATATAGTGTCCCTTTTCGTT